GCCCACAGACCCGACAGCAACTCCCGTGGCGGTCGATGAGCCGTTCCGTGTGGGCGGCCAGGCTCATCAGGAAACCGTCGGAGTGCTCCCTGGTGCAGAAGACGAAGTCGGCGCCGAAGCGGACCTCGCGGACCTCCTCGCCGCTGGTGAGGATCGTCGAGTGATGGCTCTTCATGTCGGTCATGCCGTCGAAGGTGGCGCCCTGGTACAACTTGGCCGTCCCTTCGACTTCGCCCAGAGAAGGACCATCGGTCCACCCGACGTCGACGGAGGCGCCGCCGGAGTAGACGTGGGATCGGACCGAGAATTTGGTGGTCGGGAATGCGGACTTGAGTGCCTGGCGGATCAGCTTGGCGGTCTCGGCGCAGGACAGGTAGTCGCGGGTCATGACGCCACCCACACGAGGACCCGGCGGACCGACCAGGCCGAGGACCCGGCGGCCAGCTGTCCGAAACGGACGGCGTCGGCCCGGGTCCAGTTCAGGTCAGACGCGAACATGCGGCCACTGGCGTCCCAGACGCACGCCCAGACCCATACCTGGCGGCTCATGACGCTGCTTCGACGATTGTGTCAAAGGTGGGATCGATGGCGAAGTGCTGGATTCTGCCGTCCGCCTGACGGATGGCCACGTAGCCCATCTCGGCACCTCCGCAGGACATGGTCCCGGTCGAGATGAGGACGCCGGCCCAGGACCGGTGCCCTCCGAGTCGAGTGGTGCGATGGACTGTGACGAGTGTGCCGAGTGGCGAGGTCATCTTGGTCGGTTCTCCTTGATCGCACTGCAGAGGTGTTACTAAGACCATAACACGCCAGGGTAGTGGTGTGCTAGTTTTTTCTTCAGCGTGTGCTCGGACTGGTCGGACCTCTACCACCAGCCCCACCACCACACCTGTCCTCAGCCGGACGGGCCAAGTGGTGGGTCAGACGTGCCGGCGCTTACAGACCCGGGCCACGGTGGAGGAATGCCAGCGGTACCCCGTGGGCGGTTCGATACCGGCAACTGTCAGCGCCTGGCAGATTTTCGGGTAGGAGGTGCCGTCTCTCCGTAGTGCGACGATCGTGTTCTCGACGTCAAGAGGGATGGCGACCGGTCGTCCCAGGAGGACGCCGCTCCGCCGGGCCGCGTCCATGCCGGCTTTCGTCCTGTCGCTGATCATCTCCCGCTCGAGCTGGGCCACGGCGGCGAGGATGTGGAAGAGGAATCGACCTCCGGCGGTACCGGTGTCGATGCCCTCCGTGATCGAGACCAGCTCACAGCCGGCCCGGTCCATGTCGGCGGAGAGGTCGACCAGGTCGCGGACGGAGCGGCCGAGACGGTCGAGTCTGACGACGACAAGGCGGCCGATGGAGTTGTCGCGGATGCCGGCGCGGACGAGCTCAAGGCCAGGACGTCGACGCCGGGTGTTGATCCCGTCGTCGATGATGATGTCGTCGAAGGTCCAGGCGGAGAGCTCGGCGGCTGTCGGGCGTGACCCATCGGGCCGATCCCCGGCGTAGTCCTCCAGCCACTGCTGCCGGCCCTTGGCGTACAGGTCCAACCGCTGCAACTGGGCTGCTATACCCCAGCCGTCGCTCTGCTTTGTTGTTGATACTCGGGCGTAGCCGATCGTCTTCCTCTGCTGAATGGTTCCCATAATGGAAGGATGACAGGGAAAACCCCCTCTGACCAGCACTTTTACCCTCGCCGGTGAGGTTTGCCCTCGGCCTGGCCAGTCCACGCCGAGCCTTTGACCGGGAGTGTGCCGGGGCCGGCCCTCTCTCTTCTCTTCTTAGTGGCGTACGGATGGGTCACCTAAATAGGTGACTGTCCCGACTCGCGCGCGTCTTCCGAGTCACTTAAATAGGTGTCACTTTGGGTGTACCCTGCGCCTCATGTTCCCCCGAACACGTGTCGTGATTTTGTAATGGGTAGGCGTGCCGTCTCCCGTGAGGTGCAGAGGGGGGTGGAGGCCGATCTGCTGGAGGCGGTGCTGACCCAGCAGGCGATCGCGGCCAAGTGGGGGGTCTCCGAGAACACGGTGAGCCGCCGGGCGCGACAGTTCAAGGGCGGGGTGGGGATCAACGAAAGGCGTCAGTCCCTGCCTGCCGGCAAGGCTCGTCTGCCCGTCGGGACGTTGCGGGTGAACAGGGCGCTGGCCAACAGCCGAGCCCCGACGCCCCAGGCCCGGCTCAAGCTGGAGGTCCGGGAGGCCCTGGCCGACTTCGATCTGTTCCGCCGTCGTTATTTCGGGCGGTTGCCGACTCCCTGGCAGGCCCATGCCGCCGTCCAGGTGAGGGATCTGCTCGCCACGCAGGAGGAGGAGTACGTGGTGGTCAACGTGCCTCCCGCCGCAGGTAAGAGCACGCTTTTCACTCACGACGTGGTGTGCTGGCTGATCTGTCGGGACCGGTCGATCCGGATCATGATCGGCTCGCGGACGATGACGCAGGCCAAGGACTATCTGATGCGTCTTCGCCGGACGCTCGAGCGCACGAGTCTCGCCCCGGTGGGAGAGGCGGAGATCGCCAAGGGGAGGGCGGTGCGCCCGGAGGGGGTCCTCGCCTATGACTTCGGCGGCTTCCGGCCGGGCGACGAGGATCTGTGGAACAACCAGCAGTTCGTGGTCGTCCAGGCCGATCACGTGCCGTCGTCGGAGAAGGAGCCGACGGTCTCGGCTTACGGGGCCGACTCGGGGTTTCTGGGGGGGCGCTACGACCTGGTCATCTGGGACGACCTGGTCGACCGGAAGAACTTCTCCACCGCCGAGCAGCGGGAGAAGCTGATCTCGTGGTGGGAGAACGAGGCGGAGACGCGCCTCGAGCCCGGGGGACTGCTTGTGTTACAGGGACAGCGTCTTCACTCGGCCGACCTGTATCGCTACGCCCTCGACCAGAAGCGGGGGGAGGACGAGGAGGACGCTCCGCTCGCCTGGTACGTGGGGGACGACGCCCGGGAGACCAAGTACCGCCATATCGTCTACAAGGCCCACTACCCCGAGAACTGCCGCCCGGCCGAGACCCACGCCGCCGGCGCGGAGGCCTACGACCCGTTCCGGGCCGACGAGGGGCGCGAGACGGGCTGCCTGCTCGATCCCAAGCGCATCCCGTGGCGCAAGCTGGCCGGCATCCGGGCCAACCGCGAGGCCAAGTACCGGGTTCTCTTCCAGCAGGAGGACGTCGACCCGGCCAACGTGCTGGTGCCCAAGTTGTGGGTGGACGGCGGGCGCGACCCGGAGACGGGTGAGGAGTTCCCCGGCTGCTGGGATAAGGACCGGGGCCTCGCCGACCCGCCCAAGGGGCTGACGCCCCCGGTCTACTCGGTGGTCACCGCCGACCCGTCGCCGAGCAGGTTCTGGGCGGTGGCCTGGTGGCTCTTCCACCCGGCCTCGGAGCAGATCTTCCTGCTCGACCTGGCCCGCCAGACCATGTCGGCCGGCGAGTTTCTCGACTGGAACCACGCCACGGGCGCCTTCACCGGCCTGGCCGAGGAGTGGCAGGCCCGATCGGTGGACCTGGGCTTCCCCATTACCCACTGGATCGTCGAGGCCAACGCCGCCCAGCGCTTCATCCTCCAGTACGACCATGCCCGGCGCTGGCAGGCGAAGCACCGCCTGAACGTGGTGGCCCACCAGACCCAGCGCCACAACCGGGAGTCCGACGAGTACGGCATCCAGTCGATCGCCTCCTGGTTCCGCTTCGGCCGCATGCGCCTGCCCGGCAAGCAGGGGGCGTCCAATGCCCGCCTGGCCTCGCTGCGCCTGGTCGACGAGGTGACCCGCTGGCCGGACGGGACCACCGACGACTGCGTCATGGCCTGCTGGTTCTTGTGCTGGAACATTCCGCGGCTCTGGCCCCGGACCAGCGGCGTGGTCCACCGGGCCCGCCGGCCCACCTGGGTCACCGCCCGCCCCCGCGGCTTCCTGGTCCCGGTCGAGAGTGAGGTGGCGTCCTGATCACCGCCGAAGAAATCGTCCTTAAATACAAGGAGAGGAAGAAGGCGGCCGGGCCCCTCCTCGCCCGCATGAACGAGCTGCGCGACGCCGTCAACGGGGATATGGTCATCCCCCTGCCGGAGCTGGACAAGTCGGAGCGGCCGGCGGTGGCCAACCTGATCGACCAGGGCCTCTCCGGCACGGCGGCGCGGATCGCCTCCACCACTCCTGACGTCCGCTTCTTCGCCCTCATCCCCGGCCAGGAGCTGAGCGAGAAGCGGGCCTCGGAGCGGCGCAGCGCGGTGCTGTCGTGGTGGTCGATGAACCGCCTCAACCTGATCCAGCGCAAGCGGGCCCGGTTCCTGGTCGGCTACGGCTCGGCCCCGGCGGTGATCTGGCCGGACAAGAAGAGGTCGATCCCCGTCTGGAAGGAGATGTCCCCCCTCTGCACCTTCCCGCCGCCCGGCGACCACCTCGAGCCCGACGACTGCGCCTTCACCTTCACCCGCACCTACGGCTGGCTGCGCCGGACCTACCCGGAACACACCGCCGTCCTCGACCGGGGCCACGACCCGAAGCCGGACACCCTCTTCACCCTCCTGCAGTACGTCGACGCCGACGAGCACGTGCTGATCGTCCTCGGCCGGTCGCTGGAGGGGGAGGCGGACCACCACTACGGCCCTCAGGGCGGAAGACCTTTCGTCGAGCTGGAGCGGTTCAAGAACCTGGCCGGGATCTGCACGGCGGTGGTCCCGGGCCGGATCACCCTCGACCGCCGGGCTGGGCAGTTCGACAGCCTGATCGGCCTGTACTGGACCCAGGCCAAGCTGATGGCGCTGGAGACGATCGCCGTCGAGCGCAGCATCTTCCCCGACGAGTGGCTGGTGGCCCGCCAGAACGAGACGGTACAGATCATCAGCATGGCCGACGGCCTCCGCGGCGAGATCGGCCAGGTCCAGGGCGGTGACATCCGCCAGCACACCGTCTCCCCCGGGGTGCAGACCTACCCGACCATCGACCGCATCGAACGGGCCATGCGCCTGTCCGGCGGCATCCCGGCCGAAATGGGCGGCGAATCGGGTCAGAACATCCGCACCGCCCGCCGCGGTGCTCAAGTTCTGTCCAGTGCCGTGGACTTCCCCATCCAGGAGGCCCAGGAGATGCTCGCCGCCGCCCTGCAGGCGGAGAACTGCCGGGCCATCGCCATCGACAAGGCCTATTTCGGGGGCGGGCCGAAGTCGTTCTACTACTCCTGGAACGGCAAGCGGGGCCACGTCGACTACACCCCGGCCAAGACGTGGGAGACCGACGAGCACGTCGTCTCCTACGCCTACCCGGGGGCGGACATCAACCAGACCACCATCGGTACCGGTCAGCGCATCGGCATGGGGACGATGAGCAAGCTCACCGGGATGCGGATCGACCCGTCGATCGACGACCCCGACTTCGAGCACGACCAGATCGTGGCCGAAGCCCTGGAGATGGCGTTCCTGTCCTCCCTGCAGACCCAGGCGTCACAGGGGGCGCTGCCCCCGGCCGACCTGGCCATGATCACCCGCATGGTGATGGTCGAACAGCGGCCCCTCTACGAGGCGGTCGAAGCGGCGCAGAAGATCGCGCAGGAACGTCAGGCGACGGCCGGGCCTCCCGGCTCACCGGCCGGTCCGGTCCCGGAGGGATCGCCCGAGGCGATGCCGGGACTGGCGGCTCCGGGGGTGGGAGCTGAGGCGGGGGCGGCTGTAGGTGAACAGCCGCCCTCCCTCGGAAACCTGTCCCAGCTGCTCCGCTCGCTGGGGACGATCGGCCGGGAAGGGGTCTGAGTGCCGCGCAAGCGCAAGACTCCGCCCGACGGACGGGTGAACAGCGGCGGGCAGCGCCAGCCGACAGCTGGCAAGTCGTACACCAACCGCCGCGACCTCCAGTCCCAGCCCGCCCAGGTCAGCACCGGACAGGCCTACGGAGAGGCCACCGCACAGCGCGAGGCCCTCCGTGTCGTTCCCATGGCCGGTGCGCCGGCCCTCCCTGCTCCCGCGGGCCCCAGCCCCGGCGGGGGTGGGGGGGTGCCCGGTCCGGCGCCGGGGGGCTTCGGGGACTTCGCCCGGCCCACCGAGCGGCCGGATGAGCCGCTGACCGCCGGTGCCGACGGCGGGCTCGGGCCGGGCCCGGAGGCGCTCGCCCGCAACCAGACGGCGGGCCGCTCGGCCGACGACCAGGCCGACTACGAGGCCCTCGCCCCCTACCTGCCGCAGCTGGAGCTGATGGTGAACCTGCCGGGGACGTCGGTGGCGGCGCGCAACTTCGTGCGGAGGGTCCGCGGTGCGATGAGACCGCCTACCGGGCCCCAGTGACGACGGCGTTGATGATGCAGACGATCACGAACAACGCGAAGCCGACGGCGGAGCCCCAGTACGCGAGGGCCAGCCCACCGATGACGATTTTGCTGATCGGTCCGTCCTCGACGGTCCTCTCCACCGCCGGGCGCCGTGCGGGCAGGCGCCCTTCCCGGAGTTCCACCTCTTTGCCGTACGAGTCCCTGGTCCAGAGCTGCCCGTGCTGACCGTGGGCGACGCCGTAGACGCGGCCGTCGGGGTCGCTCAGGCTGATGGCCACACCGTCGTCGCTCGTTTCATGGACGGTCCACGTTTCAGACCGTTCGCCCCATTTGATGTCGATCTTCTCAGTAGTGGTCACAGGTTGATATTCGGCGTTTCGGGGGTTGTTGCCTAGGCGGCGGCAGAAGGAATGTCCCTGCACAAGAGAGGGTGTGGTTGAAATCGGCTTCCTCGATCGTCTCGGCAAGGTGGCCGCCGGCCTCGGCGGTGTCCTCCAGGCCCCGGTCGGACTGGCCAAGGACCTCGCCCTCGGGGCCTTCACCGACGACGAGAAGTTCGAAGGCTTCGTGAACACCCTGTACGGGTCGATGAAAGGCCGGGGCGGCCAGCTGCTCGAATCGGCCATGGGCCCGGACCAGGGGGTCGGGGCGGCCATCGGCGGTCTGCCCAAAGGCATCCGCAACCCGGTCAAGTCGGTGGTCACCCCGGTGTTCGAAGGCCTGGAGACGGCCGGGCGGGAGGCGATCCGGGAGCCGCTGACGGCGCTGATGACGGCCGCCTCCCTCCAGCAGGCCGGCGAGGGGTTCGACCTCAGGGAGGGCTACCGGATCGCCCAGCACCGCTCCCTCGGCCAGGCCGTCGCCCTCGGCATCCTCACCGAGGACATCACCGACGACGCCGACGTGGCTCGGGCCACGGGCACCGACTGGTACGAGAACATCTCGGGCACCTTCGACGCCGCCGCCCGCCTCACCCTCGAGCCCGACTTCCTCCTCGGCCGTGGTGTCACCAAGGCCCGCAAGGCCGGCGCGGGGTCGAAGGCGGCCAAGACCCTCGGGGCCCTTCCCGGCACCGGCGGTCTGGTGGAGCGGGGCATCCTGGGACGGCGGGTGGTGACCAAGGCCGACCGGGAGGCGGCGCTCCTGCACCCGGCCATGGACACGGTCAACGAGAAGATCATGGCCATCCGGACCGAGGCGGGTTCGGTCGACGTGGCCGCGGCCAAGATCCGCGACCTCGCCTTCCACGGCCACACCCAGGGCGCCACCATCGGCCGCATCCTCGCCGAGACCGACGACCTGCCCACCACCTGGGCGGCCCTCATGGGCGACGGCCAGGCCCTCCTCGACCTGACCGCCGAACGTGCCGACTTGGCCGGCCAGGTCGACCGGGCCACGGGCAAGCAGGCCCAGCTCGCCCATCTCCGCATGAAGGAGGGCCAGCTGCCCTTCGAACTGGAGCAGGCCGAGCTGGCCCTGCTCGAGCCGGAACTGGCCGCCCTCTATCCGGCCCAGGACCGGGTCGACCGGGCGCTGATCGCCCACAACACCGTCTCGGAACTCCCCCGTATCTCGGGCCTGTCCGAGGCCCGCCACAACGCGGTCCGTTCCGACTTCTTCCAGAAGTCCCCCTTCGCCGCCCCCCTCCGCCTGGCCACCACCATGCGCCCCCACGGCTTCGTCGACCTGTCCGACTCCCGGGGCGACATCCAGGTCTCGCGGATCGTGCGCAAGTCGGGGATGGCGGCCGAGGAACAGGACCGGCTGCGGGGCGCCTACATGGCGGCCATGAACCCGACCGAACGCCTCGCCGTGCTCGCCGAGGCCGAGGCCGTCTCCATCGCCACCATCGCCGCCAAGCATGGGGTCGATCCGGGCGACATCGAGAAGTTCGTCGAGGCGGCCAAGGAGGGGCGGGGGAAGGCCATGGCCGACCTGGCGACCTCCCGTTCCTACGACGGGAAGGGCCGCTTCACCACCTACACCGTCAAGGATGACCGGGGGGTGACCAATAAGATCAACGTGCCCGGGGCGGTCACCCAGGAGATGAACCACTACCCCCTCGCCAACCTCGACGCCATCGACGACGTGATGAAGCGCCACGGCGAGGCCCGCAACCGGGTTGTGGGCGGCGTGGCCGGCGTGGCCACCGAGACGATGGAGAACTTCTACAAGATCTGGAAACCATCGGTGCTGATCCGGGTCGGCTGGCCCATCCGGGTGGTGGGCGAGGAACAACTTCGCATCGCCAGCAAGATCGGCGCCCTGCTCACCGTCCGCCAGGCCGGCAGGGCCGCCGGCCGCTACACCAAAGACCTGGTCATCGACACGGCCAACGACGTCACCGAGGCCCTCAAGAAGGTCCCCATCCACGAGCGCCGCCGTCAGGATCCGCTGCGGGACGTCATGCGGGGCCGGGACCTGGGCGAGATGGAGATCCGGGGCTGGAAGGTCCAGAAGGCGGCCGGGGCCCCCGGCGACGCCGCGGAGGCCTACGCCAAGCTGAACAGCGCCCAGCCCGGCATGGAGGCGTTCCTCGGCGCCGCCGCCAAGGAATACGACGGGCTGGCCAAGGTGGCGTCGGCGGAGTGGCAGGCAATCGAACCGGGAATGCCGGGCCACGGCGCCGCCTGGGCCGACGCCGCCAACAACCAGATCGGTAAGGACGTGGTCTGGCGCAAGTTCGTCGAAGGTCAGTCGGTCACCCAGGTGGAAGCCTGGATACGGGGCACCCGGGAGGGCCAGGCCTACCTGCGGCGCCTCCCCCACTGGAAGAACCAGGTGGAGGACTGGCTGACGGCCATGAAGGACACGGCCGACGACTACCTCCCCACCGACGAGCTGCGCCGCAAGGCGCTGGCCGGCAAGGCCACCAAGCACGACCTGGACGTCGCCTTCCCCGACGCCAACGACCGGCCCATCGTCCACGGCGGCGTTCTCGCCGACATCAAGGGCACCGGCCTGGTCACCGAGAAGATCAAGGGGTTCCGCAACCGGGCCATGAGGATGTTCGGCCAGTTGCCCACCGACGTCCTCTCCCGCAACCCCTACTTCGACTCCGTCTACACCACCGAAGTTACCCGCATGATCAACAATCTCGCCGACGACGGCATCGAGTTCTCCGCCGACCTGGTCAGGACAGTGGAGGACAAGGCCCGCTTCGCCGCCCTCAACGAATCGAAGAGCCTGCTCTACGACCTGGCCGAGCGTTCGGAGATGGCCGAGATGCTCCGCTTCATCTCACCGTTCTACTCGGCGTGGGGCGAGGTGCTCACCCGCTGGACCGGCATCGCCGTCGACAACCCCGCCTTCGTGGCCCGCATGGCCCAGGTGTGGCAGGCCCCCGAACGCGCCGGGCTCATCTCCGACGAGAAGGGCAACCGGATCGATGAGGAGGGCAGGGCCACCAACGCCGCCGGGGAGAAGGTGGAGGCCGGGGCCGACCGGTTCATCACCATCGCCATCCCCTCCTGGGCGGTCAACGACTTCACCAGGCACATCCCCGGGGTGAAGGGCCTGGAGAACCAGGGCGGGGTGAAGCTCAGCAAGGACGGGTTCAACACGA